GAAAAAATTAGATGACAAAATGTATAGATTATACAATCAATGTTTTGATTGTCAAATACAATTTGAGAATAAACTTCGTATTGATGGAAAATACGATGAGTGGGAACAAAAAAAGATGTTAAATAATGAACTTTCTTATATAAGAGACCAAATTGAGAGTATAGAAGATTGGAAAGAAGAAGCTTCAAAACCATTAGAGGTTTTTGACCAAGTTGGTGTTAAAGATATAGAATTACAAACAGAAAAGTGGAGTCAAAATACAGAAAAGGTTGAAGAAATGTCTAACGAAGCTCTTGAAGGATTAAATAAAATTAAAGAAGAAGTTGAAGAAAAACTCAATAGTTTAGTAATGTAATATTTATAAGTGTGTCAATGTACATTGGAGAAATTAAGTGATTAAGTTAAAAGAAATAGTTAAAGAAGCGTACATAGATCCTGAAGATGCCGGGAAATCAATTAATTATGCACTTGATGATTTAAAACTATCTCTTAAAAGAGTGAGAAATCCAGAAAAATGGGCAGAAAAATATCATAGGAGTGTACCGGGGGTAATTGATACGATGGAACGATTAACACATCTATTTGGGAAAATGAAATGATTAAATTAAAAAATATCTTAACAGAAGAAAAAGTAGCTACGAAATCCGAACACAAGAAAATGGAGAAAATGGCCAACGATATTACAAAACAGATGAAAAAATTAAATGATATGTTTGATAAAGTTTATGCTCCAAGTACAAGAAATAATGTATTATATGGTACTATCAAAGAATGGGAGCAACTTGTAAGTAATGCACGCATAAAATATGGTGGTTGGTTTGATTTTGCTAAACAAGATTCGGATTATGTAAAATGATTAAATTAAAAACATTATTATCCGAAGAATTAACTGATGCTGATATCAAAGTCGGTGATGCTTATAAAAGCACCTCACATATTGGTTTTATGGTTACTTTTGTATATAGAAAAGAATCAAGAGGTGGGGCTACTACTGTAGAGTATCAATTCAAACCACAACACGGCGAACCTTACTTTGCATCTGTTGGAGTTGGTAACGCAGCCGGTGTTGATAGTTGGGGTAAAAAGAAAAAGATTAAGGTTACTTCTAAAATGAAAAAACAAATGATCAAGTCTTTACAAGATGCTATGAAAAGTAAATATAAGAATTCAGAAGAAGTAGATGTATTAAAAAGAAATGGAGAACGACTATCTAATGTATTGAGTTGGGTTAAGAGATTATAATGAGAGATTATTTAAAAGAATTTAGTGGTAATGTTATTGGTGATTTTTTAGTTGAGAATGATATTACAAAGATTTTAAAAGAAGGAACTGCGGGTAGGAATGCACCTACTGATGATGGACCAGCCACATTTTATAGAAACTTGACGGATTACAAAGAAGAATCTGAAGGTTGGATAGACTCATTACAAAATGAATTAGGTTGGAAAGTACTGAGCTATATACTAAGTGATGGGGCAATGGATCCAGAAGAAGATTATACTATGTCTTATAGAGCAACAAATCCAATATCACACGGAGAGGTCAAAAAGTATAAAAAGACCTTACGTCAGGTGATGGATACATTAGGTTGGGAAGTAGTTACGTGGATGGGAGTTGATAAAGACCAACAAATTGCGGGCCCACCAATAGCATCAGGAATTGATGCCGATGGTAGAATAGGTGATGAAACAAGAAATACTTCAATGCAATCAAAGGGTTTAACTGTTGATGGTGAAGATAAACCAAATCCAAAATTTAGTGGTAAGAAAAAACGACCAAGACTTCATGTTGAAAAATATCAACCACTAACAAAAGATTGGTGGGATGATACAGTTAGAAAAGAATTATTATTAGAGGGTGGAGCATACGGACATATGGCACATCCTTTTGATGATAAAGATTTGACTTTTAAAGATTTAAAAAATATCATAGAGATGGGATTGGGTGGAGAGTTAAATAGAGAAGATAATGTAACGGAAAAACTTGATGGACAGAATCTTATGATAAGTTGGAGAGCATAGTGAATATACTTGAAAGACAGATGATGGATTTGTTAAATGAAGCTTCCCCAACGGGTACTTCGGGATACGGAGCTGGAATAACCACAGGAGATGCATGGCCAGACGGATTATACACTAAACGAGGTGAAAGACGATATGTAGGACCTGCAAGTTTAACTCGTGGGATGACACAAGTTGATTTTCCAGCATCAGATAATATTTATGGTGGACCTGATAGTTTGAATAATGCAAGAAGGGCAGCAAGAGATGCCGGAAAACTTTATAAATATTTAAGTGATCCCGATGGTCATTCAGAAGTTAAGGCAGATGAACTACGAGATGACACACCACCATTATCACCAAAACAGAGGATGTATGGAATACATGGATTTCATAGAAAACAAGAATATACTATTCCACCAGAATCAGCAAATTTTCATTCTACAGCAGAAACATTAGTTAAACCAACCACGCCACCCGAAGGAAGTGAAAGTGGTGGAATTCCAGCAACACCAGAACCTGGTTCTAAGTCAATGGGAAGTTCAAGTGGATATAGACAAGTACAAAAGGGTGGAGAATCAGTATTTGCACAAAATAAAAAATTATGGGGAAAATGGACAGACCATAGAATTTCAGGTAAAGTTAAAGGTAGAGAGTGGAAAGGTAACAAATTAGTTGATTTACTACCAAAAGGAGTTAAATAATGGCTATTACAATAGATGTTAAAAAAGGTGATACTATACTTGTAGGAAAATTTAAAAACAAGAAAATGGTAATAAAAGATATAGGTGTAGATAAACATGGGATGCCGACTATAAATGGAAGAAAAGCTACTACATTTAGAATACATAAAACAGTAAATATTTTCGATAAGGGGTTTGATGAGAAAATTGATAGGGATGCAAACGGATATGGAAAATATGACGAACTTGATGATAGTGAATTTGATGAACCTTCGAAAACTAAACAATTAGAAAGTAAGTCTACTTATAAAAAAATAATGGAGATGTAATTATGAAAATATGGAAACTCATATTGGGGTTATTTGGTTTAATCGGTGGACTTTTTGCCGCAGGAGCAGTTAAAAGTAAAGAAGTAAAAGAATTAGAGGGTGTTATAAAAGAAAATAAAAAGAAAGAAAAAGAGATAGTAAAAGGAATAGAAAAATTACAAGAAAATAAAACTGAAAATAAAAAAGAAATAACAAATATGAAAAGAAAGTTGACCGTACAGAAGAAAGAGGTCGCTAAAATGGAAACGGCTTACGAGAGTGATGATGTAGAATCTGCAGAAGAATTTTTAAGGAAGTTTTCCAAGAGTAAATAATTATATATGTATATAGGGAGAAATTAAATGGCAGACGCAGGAACAATGTTCAGATCATTACCAACTGACCAGAAACTCGGTGATTATAATGGAATAACAAAAGTTGATTCATCTACAACAGTAGCTTTTACTGGTTCAAATGCTGGTGCAGCATTTATATGTGAAGTAGTAACTAATGTTGTTGTTCACGGATCTGGTGGTGGAACAATACCAGGAACTTCATTGACAGCAGATACACTTTATCCAATTGGAGTAAAGAAAGTGGCAATTGGTGCAAGTGGTATAGTTTACGTACTACACAGATAAGGAGTGAATATGAAATATCTATGGATATTATTATTATCCATTCCACTACTTGGACAGGAGATACACAAGGACGGAGAGAAGGTAACTACTTTTACGCAAGAAGAAGCGTTGGAAATGATAAAACAACGTGATGCTCAATGGGAAGGTAAAATAGAAAAGGCCGATTCATTAATCTCATCACAGAAAGTATTAATGGCTGATTATGAAGGTTTAGTTGGTACGTTAGAAGAACAAGCAAAACTTGATTCTTTACTATTAAATGCAAAAGATAAACAGATTGATTTATTACATGATCGTGATAAAATGAACGAAAAGATGGTTCAATTAGTTAAATCTAAATGGTATGAACACCAATATTTGTGGTTAGTAATAGGATTTGTATTTGGAAAATTATAATGGATGATATAAAAGCAGTCATTAAAAAGGAATATTTAAAATGCGCACAAGACCCTGTGTATTTCCTAAAAAAGTATGCTGTTATTCAACATCCAATAGAGGGTAAAATTCCATTTTCTTTATATGAGTTTCAAGAAAATTCCATACGAGAATTCAATAAACACAATTATAATGTTATTTTAAAGGCACGACAGTTGGGAATATCAACATTAACCGCTGGATACGCATTGTGGATGATGACCTTTCAGAGTGATAAGAATATATTGGTTATTGCAACTAAACAAGATACTG